GGGGTAGTAGTTGATAAATTAACTAAACAACCTTTGATTGGAGTTAAAGTTTCATATAATGAAAATTCTACTCTTACTAATTCAAATGGAGAATTCAATTTAAATGGGGTATCCACTACTGAAGATTTTATTCAAATAAATATTAATACCCCTTCATATGTTCCACAAACCAAATCCCCTTATACAGGAGATAATAAAGTTAAAAGTAATTTAGGAGTAGTAGAATTAGTTCCTAATAAAACTAATTTGGAATTAGAGAAATTAAAATCCTCTCAACTTGATAATAATTTAGTTCAAAACATTATTCCTAAAGATGCATCATCATTACAACAAAAAACCCTAAATAATACTATAAATAATCTAAAATCAATTTTAATTCCTAGTATATTAGGATTAATGGCCCAATTTGGAGTAACGAATGCTCTAGATTTTATTAATAATAAAACAACTAATATTGATCCTTTATGTCCACAAGATGTAGAAACCTTAAAAGGATTAATAAGTAAAAGAAACAAATTAGCTAAACAGTTAAATAATTTATATAAAACTGTAGACACAACTACAAAATCATTAGGATTATTAGATGTTACTCTAACAACTTTTACTACAACTTTTACTTTTTTAAAAGCTATTCCAATTCCAACCCCCCCATCCCCTATACCTTCTTTAGTACCTCCTATACAAGATTTAAAACCTGGAATAGACAGTAATATTAAAAAATTTACCGCTATAAGTAGTGGTCTTTTAATTCTATTAACTACCTTAAGAGACTCTATCCAACAAGCATTAGACCTTCTCAAACTTCTTGACCAATTTATTCAAAACTGCACTACAGATGTTGAATTAACTGAAATAAATGAAGAATTAAGAATAACTAACCAAACATCCCCCCCAACAATAACACAGATAAACGGATTTACAATGGATGTTGAAACTGAAAATACTACTAATGATCTTAAAAGAAAAAGAGCTATAGCTAAAAATAATCAAGGAGTTATTTTACTCCGTGGAGAATATTCATATAGCTCCTCAGATCAAATTTTAATTGATGAATTAGTATTCTATATTCAAACCAATGATTTAAAAGCTGACTAATCAAATATTTATAATCAATATGAAAACAAATACTTTTAAAATTTTAATAAAAGAAGCTGTAAGAGAAGTTATTCAAGAGGAATTAAAAGAGATCCTTTTAGAAGCAATTCGTACTCCAAAACAACAAGTTGTTACAGAACACACCCTCCCTCAGGTTAATATCTCTTCAACCCCCACAGAAAGTACCCAAGAAATGAGGCAAAAATATATGGATGTATTAAATGGAATGACTATGACTAGTCAAGATGCTAGACCAAAATTTAATCCATCCCCTATGGCTGATTCTATAAATGGAAGTTTACCTGATGGAGAAGTTGGAATGGATCAAATTATGAACTTAATGAATATTAAATAATGGCATTTAACCAACAGCAAATATTCCCCATAGATTTAGATAACAGTGCTGCTGTTGGTATTTCTCTTCCTTTTAATGCCCCTGCTGTTTTTAAATCAAATTATCAAACTAAGGATGCTATTAAGTATAATCTTATCAATTTTTTTCTCACTAATCCTGGAGAAAGACCATTAAATCCTACTTTTGGAGGAGGGTTAAGAGATTTTATTTTTGAACAAATTAGTAATGAAAATATTGATTTCTTATTAGAAGATATTTCTAATAAAGTAGGAGAATATTTTCCAAATGTTCAAATAGAGGACTTAAATGTTTTAAGAAACGAAGATAACAATCAAATAACTATAAATTTTACTTATAGAGTTGTAAATACTAACATACAAGACGAAATTAATATATCATTTACATAATGGCTACTATCAAACGTGATATAAAATATCTAAACAGAGAGTTTTCAGATTTTAGAACTCGATTAATCGAATTTTCTAAAACATACTTTCCTAATTCTTATAATGATTTCACCCCATCTTCCCCAGGGATGATGTTTATGGAATTATCTGCGTATATAGGTGATGTTTTATCATTTTATCAAGATAACCAATTTCAAGAAACTTTCTTACAATACGCTCGTGAAGCTACAAATTTATATGATTTAGCTTATATGATGGGTTATAAACCTAAAGTAACAGCTGCATCCGAAACTATTATAGATTTTTATCAACAAATCCCAGCTAAAAGTGATGGTGCCGGTGGTTTTATCCCGGATTATGATTATGCTTTATTAGTTGGAGAAAATTCACAGGTTAGTTCTATTAGTAATGGTAATACTAAATTTTTAGTAGAAGATCCAATCGATTTTGATACTTCATCTTCTTTAGATCCTACTACAGTTTCTATCTATGAAGAAAGTGGAGGTACCGTAAACTATTTCCTTTTAAAGAAAAGTAGAAAAGCTATTTCAGCCACAATTAATTCTACTACTATAGATGCGGGTTCAACCCCTCAAGAATTTTTTACTACTACTATTAGTGGAAACAATATCCTAGGCATTTTAGATATTACAGATGCCGATGGTAATATTTGGTATGAAGTACCTTATTTAGGACAAGAAATGGTATATGATTCTCTTAAGAATACTAATCCAAATGATCCTAATACCTATACTGATACTGATGTACCTTATCTTCTTAAATTAAAACAAATTCAACGTAGATTTGCTACTCGTTTTATTAACCCAACTACTCTCCAAATCCAATTTGGTGCGGGTAATACTAATAATGTTGATGAAGAAGTAACACCTAATGCTGATAATGTGGGTTTAGGTTTACCATTTGAAAAAGATAAACTTACAGCTGCGTATTCACCTCAAAATTTTATTTTTAGTAATACCTATGGTATAGCTCCTACTGGTGCTTTAACCGTAAGATATCTAACTGGAGGTGGAGCTTCTGCTAATGTACCTGCAGGTAGTTTAAATGTTATAGCTAATAGTACTGTATCTTTCCAAAAGACAGGACTAGTAGAAGCTACTGCTAATACTATATTTAATTCATTAACAGTAGTAAACCCAACCGCAGCTACTGGAGGTGGTGATGGAGATACAAATGAAGAAATTAGACAAAACTCAATCTCTCAATTTTCTACTCAGTTAAGAAACGTAACAGCAGATGATTATTTAGTTAGAGCTCTTTCAATGCCTCCTAGATATGGTGTTGTTTCTAAAGCATATATTGAAAAAACAAAAATTGAAAATGTAATGGCAGGTGAAATTCCTTCTACATTAGATTTATACGTTTTAAGTCAAAATGCTAGTGGAAATTTATCAACAGCTTCTTCAACATTAAAACAAAATATCCAAACTTATTTATCACAATATAGAATAATTGGAGATTCGATTAATATTAAAGATGCTTTCTATATTAATATTGGAGTAAATTTTGAAATTACTGTTAGACCTAATTATAATAGTAATGATGTTTTAAAATCATGTCTTACCCAATTAAGATCTTACTTTAATTTAAATAATTGGCAGATTAATGAACCCATCCAGAAAAAAGAAATTTTCTTACTTTTAGATAAGGTTCAAGGTGTTCAAACTGTTAAAAAAGTAGAATTTGCAAATAAAGTAGGAGGAAATTATTCTCAATATGCTTATGATTTAGAAGGTGCTACATTAAATGATGTAATTTACCCTTCATTAGATCCTATGATTTTTGAAGTAAGATTCCCTAACAGCGATATTAAAGGAAAAGTAGTAACACTATAATACAATGGCAGTATATAAAATTTTCCCATATAAAGACACTACACTATATTCATTTTACCCTAGGATGAATACAGGTATTGATCCTATTAACCAAATTTCCAACCTAAACTTTGCACTTGATACTTACCCTCAGGTTTCAAGAACCATATTAGCTTTTGATTCAGATGAAATTTCAGATACTATCACTAACATAGTACAACATTCTTCTAGTTTTGAAGCTAGATTAAAATCTTACATAGCAACTGCTCAAGGAATAGTAGAAACATCTTATTTGCATGTTTATCCTTTAGCTACTAATGCTAATGGAAACGATTGGTGGCAGGGTACTGGTACTTATTTAGATCAACCTATGACAGAAGATGGAGCATGTTGGTCTAACCCATTATCAGCAGATAGTGATGGGGGGTGGATTATGAGCGCAGCTAATATTACTAGCTCTTACAATCCTACCTACTCAGTCCAAGGAGGAGGTGCATGGTATACTGGTTCAACTTCTTACGACTTTAGAAATTTAAAAGCTACTTTTAATCCTCGTAGTGATAAAGATTTAAATCTTAATGTTACTAATGCTGTGTATGCTTGGACTTCTTCAGAAATCCCTAACTACGGATTTATTTTAAAATGGGAAGACGCTATAGAATGGAATATTAGTAAATTAGTACAACCTGTAATGCAATATTTTAGTGTTGATACTAATACAATTTACCCACCAGAACTAGAATTCAGATGGGATGATTCTGTATGGAATACAGGTTCATCTACTACTCAAGTTTTAGACCAACAAAATCTTTATATTTCATTAGCAGAAAACCCAGGTATATTCTATTCTGAAAGTGTAAATAGATTTAGGTTAAATGTAAGAGAAAAATATCCACCCCGTGTCTTCCAAACAGGTTCATTATATACTGTACAACATTATCTCCCTTCAGGTTCATCTTGGTATGCTATAAAAGACTTAGATACAAATGAATTTGTTGTAGATTTTGATAATAATTACACTAAAATTAGTGCTGATGCTACTTCAAGCTATTTTGATTTATATATGAATGGGTTTGAACCTGAAAGATATTACCAAATTTTAGTTAAAGTAGATGCAGGTGGGAGTACTACAATTTATGACGATGAGTATTATTTTAAAGTAGTTAATGGATAATGGAAACTAAGGTAAATTTAGTAAAAAGTACCTTTAATAAAGATCAATACGTAGAAACGATTGATACTTCTTTTACACAATTAGTAGACCCAACAATAATTGATGTTGCGGCTATTACCCCTACTGTAGAGGAATTTTTTCAAGACTATAATACTTTATTTTTTGATATTCCTAAAACTGGAGAAAATTCACACGAAACTTTGATAGTTCAAAGTACTGAGTATATTGGATATTCACCTGTAAATGAAGAAATTACAGCTTTAACTGAAGAAATTACTTCACTTAGAGAACAACTTTTAGAAGCAAGACAACAATTAGAAGAATTAACGAATGTCCCTCAATAATCTTATACCATTAGATCCTAATAATTTTTCAACAGAACGATATTCAGTTTCTGATGAGTCTCTTATTGCTACTTCTACAGAAAACTATATATTTGACCCTAACACAGATTATTTTGAGTTTTTTGTATATGATTTAACTAATACTATAATTTTTCCACAAGGTAATGATGGTACCTATAGTGGTTATTCAATTTTAGATAATGAAATTTATGTAGATCCTGCTAAAGATTTAGCAAGAGTTGGAATTGATGATG